GCTTTATTGTGGGTATTTTTATCAATAGTCATACTTACTTCCTCCTCCATCTCACCACTTGCAACATAATCTGCCGCAGTATCAAGATAGTCTGCTGCTTTTGTGATTTTAGATTGAACCCAAGCTTCTAAATTACCTTCACCCTTTCCCACAGTCTGCTGAAGTCTTTTAAGAGCGTCTGAGATGGTAGATAGCTCACTTCTCGCCATTGAGTATTCGTGATCTTTTACAGAAACCTTATCCCAAGCTTTTCCACCATAAGAACACTCACTTCTAGTTTCTCTTTTATCGCAGAGGGGACAGTATCTTTCTTCTTCGTGCATAGTTTCCTCCGATTTTGTTCCCCAGTTTGCGGCTCCAACTTTACGACATTTAGAAAGAGCTAAAGAACCATAAGCACTCGGCCAAACATCATATCTTGCCTTTACTTTATGATAACAAGCATCCCTTTTCCCTTCTTTCTTTTTAGTTTCTTCTAAGTTCATTTCTTCAGTCCTGACGTAAGTTGGTTTTGAAGCGCCTTTTTTTTCTGGTTGATCTGGATCTTGTCTATTTTTTCTTTCAAATGCTTTCTGTTCTTCCTCATCAGATAAATTTCTCGCCATTTTAGAACTTCCACATTTAGGTGTAGATTTTTGTCCAGGTTGACGAGCACAAGGAGCACCAGCAAAGGGACCGCCTAATTGAACCCATCCAGGAACTTTTCTTCGCGTTTTAGGATCTCTTGCACTTGATTTACGAATCCAATCACCAAGACCACTATCACCAGATTTAGTTTCCTCTTTTAGCTTTTCTGGTAAAGAAAATAAATCCCAACATATAGCACCGTGCTTGCACTCACTTCTTAATTGAACTTCTTTACATTTAGGACAATATCTTTTTTCTTTTTCAATGTGGACCGAGTGCATCGGAACATCCATATCAAATTCATCTTCTTCTTTAATATCCTTGAATTTTTTGTGATGTTTTTTGGCATCCGCTTCCATTTTCTTCAAACGAGTATAATAATCAGGAATCTCATCTAAGTGTTGAAGAGCAATATCACGAGCAAGAGAATGATCTTTTGTATGCTCGTGTTCTATAGGTTCTCCCATTTCAAGTTGTTTTTGAATAAAGGAAACATCAAGACGATGTTTTCTCGCAATTTCCTCAACAGTTTTATGAGATTTAAATTTACTCATCAGAAGACATAAAATTCTCTTTATTATTTAGGATTTTCTAGACTCGTTTGCTTTAATAGTTTCGCAAGTTCTGCTGTAGAACCCACAAACAAAGCATTATTTACGGTTGTTGGACCTTTAGAATTTTCTCCTTCAACTTCTTTGAGTTTTGATTGTAGTACCATTAATTTATCTGTAATATCGCCTACATTTTTAATTAATTGTCCTGCAACTTCGTAAGCTCTTGGCATTTCAGTTTCTTGAGCCAATTCAAGAATTCCATTAATTGCTTCTTGTCCTTTCTCTATCAAGGAATATAGGTTTCCTCTTGTATACTCATAATCTTTACGAATATCTTCAGATGAAGATTCATTCTTATCAATTTTTTCAATTGTAGTTATTTCTTTTTCAGAAGAAACAACTTCTCCTGAGATATTAAATGCTTCATTTAACTTATCAAATTGTTTCGTCATAATTAACTCACCGTTCCACTAAATCCAAAGTTGTCTCCCGCTTCTACTAGTTCGTTATCTGCTGTTGTAATGGACTTGACTTCCGCACCAGATAAATGAGATGTAATTAATGTATTATCTTTACCTCTTTCTACGGTTAAAACATTACCTGAAATAGATTTAACATAAATTTCTTCTCCTTCTAAATCAAGATATGTATTTGAATTGATTGATGCTGCATTATTGACCTCAATTAACACATCAGTAGTTGCAATATCTTTAGAAAGATTTGTGAGAACAATACCAGTATAATTTTGAATTGCTCTTGGTTCTACTGAATAAACAATTTCTCTTGAGGGCGTGTTTGATACATCTCCGGCAATATAACTGATAGTAGTTTTTTTGATGATATCCTTTGATGCTGACGAGATTGGTCCGAAAAGATACGTCTTTGCTGTAAATCTAAAAGTATAAAGTAAAACTCTTCGTGTAGTGAAATCACCCTCATAAGTATCTTGCATCGTAATATTTTCCAAAATAATTGGAATATCTTTTTTTTCGTTTAATTTATCAATAAGATTGATGCTTAGTGTATATGATGGTTGAAAATAAGGTAAAATTTGCTCTACAACTTGCAATGCATCATCATTTAATTTAGTCATTAAATTTAATTCAAATTGCATATTATATGGAACCGGCATAAAAACTTTTTTAGTTTCTCTTCCGTCCGATGGATCTTTTACTAAAAATGTTTGAGTGGTGGTAACTTTTCTTGATGCATCATAAGTAATTCCCGTAAACTCAAAGGACATTCTAGGCAATGTAATTGCAACGGGCTTATTTAAATCTGGTGATTGTTCTAGTCTTGCTAGGAATTTTTGAATTGGACCATAAGCTAGAGGAACTTTAAGAATACTTACTACTTCATCATCTTCATTTTTGTGTTGAATACTAATATTATTAAAAAGAGTACCAAATGCAATTATAGTTCGTCTTAAAATTTCGTGATAAAAATACTCAAACATTTTGTTAATTTCCTAGTTTTATTATTTAGGGAACCCCAAATGGATTTGCTTCATTGAAATCTAAAATTTTATCCGCTTCAACTTCAATATCTTCGTTTGTAGAATAACCATCAGATATTTTATTTACATTGATAGTTGAAATTGCATATTGTGCTCCAGATTCTTGTCCAATAAGAACTTCTCCTCTTCTGAACGCTCCAGTTATATTTGAAATTTGAAGTTGATTTGTAACTGCATTCCAAGAACGAACTCTTGCAGTGACGCCACTATCACTTCCAGTTAAAATTTCATTATATCTATATGTTCCAAATCCAATAATAGGAGGAGAATCAATGATGATTGTTGGTATTTGAGTGTATCCCATACCAGCATTAGTTAAGCGAATTGATAAGATACTTCCGCTTGAACTCATAACTGGAATTGCTTCTGCCGATTGAGTCGCAATTCCAGAAAAGGTAATGTTTGGTGCTACAGTGTAACCAGATCCAGCATTTGTAACAGTGATTACTCCAACGATTCCATCTGCTATTGTTGCAACTGCGGATGCTCCAGAACCTCCACCTCCAATAAAACGAATTCCAGGAGGAACAGTATATCCAAATCCAGGATTAATGATTTCAACTGATTGAACAGATTTTGATGCTGGATTTACATTTGAATTGCAAGCAACAACTCCACCAATCATATTTGCAGTTGCTACACCAGTTACACCTCCAAACGGAGCAGAAGAAATCGCAACAATTGGAGTGCTAGTATAACCTCCTCCCCGATTAGTAACTGTAATTGATTTGATCCCACCATTTACAATTGTTGTAATTGCAGAAGCAGTAGAACCAACACCAATCATTGTTAATGTTTGAGTAATTGCAACATTGAAAGAACCAATACCAGCAATGTTATCGTCAATTTCACCAATTCCAGTATCAATAACTTCATCTTCATACTGAAAGAGTTCACATTTTAACTTATAAACATAATTCTTTTGAAGTTGATAAAAAGGTTCTTCGTGTTCTACAAATTTAATCTCAAATAATCTATCACCTAATGGAAAATAAATTATATCACCTTCTTTAGGACGTGTAGATAATTTGATATCTGATAAATTCTTAATTAGTGGAGAAATATAATTCTCAAATCTTTCTCTTGAAATAATCAAAGTTAATTCATTTGTGGCCTGAATTCCAAACTTAGAGAGCATTACATTATTTCCACCATAACCCTCATAATTTTCAATATAGGCTTCAATTGGATAAGCATTCTGAAATGAAGATTCAATAACTTCTTTAATAATTGTATTTTCAGTTAAATATCTTCTAGGTAAATAATGAACGTCAACGCCATACATTCTAAGTTGTTCGTTGATTAGATCTTGAATCAACCCTTGCTCACTTTTTGATCCTTGAAGAAAGAATGGATTTAACATGAACTACTGCGAAACTAAAGATTTCGCGGTTTCAGCATTCATAGACTCTTCTATTGAAGACGCCTCCTGCTGTTTTTGTTTAGAGTCCGACTGCGTTCCACAACCAGACAAAATATTCAATCCTTGAATTAGTATATTTTTAGCAGCATTAATATCTCTATCGTGAACTGTCCCACAAGAGGGACAAGTCCATTCGCGAATACTTAAAGGCATTTCAAACATTAAGTGACTACAAGAACTACAAGTCTTACTTGAGGGATAAAATCTATCAATCACAACAAGTTCTCTTGAGTTCCAAGAACATTTATAATTTAACATAGAAACTAAAGTCCCCCAAGAAACATCGCTAATTGCTTGTGCTAATTTATGGTTTTTAATCATTCCTTTTACATTTAAATTCTCAATACAAATAACTTGGTTTTCGCTAATTAATTGAGAAGTAATTTGATGAAGATAATCTAGTCTTTGATTAGTTACTTTTTCATACTGAATTGCTAATCTTTTTCTCCATCGTTCCTTAGTTGTTGTATCCTTTTGTTTTTTAGAATGATGCCTTTGGATATACTTGAGTTTCTTTAATTTATTTTTAAGGAATCTTTTATTTGGAAAAACTTCACCGTTTGAAG